TAAAGGATGACCTATAACTTCACCTACTGTTTCCTTTTTCATAGAACTATTTTAGCATAAAAAAAGACCCCTGCAAAGCAGAGGTCTCGATCCATCTCGAACTAGAGATATTTAGAAGGTGAACTTAACTCCAACTTTACCAGAGAAGTCAATGTCGTTATCGTTAGTAACGCCATAGATTTCTGCATATAACTTGTCGTAAGTACCACCAAGGTAACCAGCAAGTTCTACATCACCGAACTCATCAGCAGATTCTGTGTGAGAAACTGTAGGACCAGCAGATACGTAGTATCCAATACCACCTTCAGTTGCACCTTCATAACCGATCTGAGCTTCAAGAGCACCAGATGAGTATGAACCATCAGGATATGAACCATTCGCTTCCAAATTAACATATGGACCAGCAAAAGCTGCACCAGCGAAGAGGAATGGAGATGCTGCTACAGCAGCGATTGTTGATTTGATTGACATGTTTTTTATTATATCTCGCATAGGGACTAAAAAACCCCTGCGGATGATAGACTGCCCCGACATGGGAGTCTGTTTGCATCTACTTAGGGGTACGATCTTTCGAGTCCTTTGTATGATAGTATTTAGTATAACATGAACTTATGTGAACTGTCAAGCTAGTTTAGAAAATCCTTTCTCTTTTCTGAATTCCAACACATTCTGGAATCTGTCTAACAATTCGTTCTTATGACTGATAATAAAGACGTTTGCATCCTTTATTACATAACGAACTATCTTTAGAAACTCATCTGTACCAAATCCATCTAGTGAGGAATCAAACACCTCATCTAATATTAGTAAATTTGTACTAACACTATTCTTGAGTCTAGCAATTTCTCTCCATGTGAATAGAAGTGCAAGGTCAATCCTCATCTTCTCTCCTTCACTGAATGAACTATATGAAAACTTCTCGTGTATAGGTGTTTGAATTTTTTCGTTGAACTCTTCATCTAAAACGAAGTTGATAAAGAAATCCATACGTTGCAGGTAATCATTGACCTGTTTGTTTATAAGAGGTAAGTACTTCCTTATGATACCTGACTTGACTCCATCATCTTTCAGAAGGATATGTGATTGTTGGAAGTACTCAAACTCTTCTCTGACTTGTTCTAGATCCTTTAGGATCTGTTTGAGACTGTCTTTGTATTCAGACAGCTTTACATTTTCAGAAGTTCGGTTCTCAAGCTTATCGGTAATACTTTGAATTTCCTTCTCAAGACTCTTTCGGAGTTTGTTTGAGTTAGATACTCTAATATTAAGTTGAGAGGTTTCATTCTGGAGGTTAGTAATCTCCCTTTGAAGTTCAAAGAACTTACGTTCCCTTTCCTCTTCCTCGGTAATTGCCTTTTCTATTTCAGACAAATTAGTTTGGTATTTGGAAAGAACTTGCTGGAGGTGGTTAATTTTATTTACTCTAAACGAGTCTTCTATATTTTGGGTACATGTAGGGCAAACTGTATTCTTTTGAAAGAAAGTTAGATGACCATTAGATGTCTGTTCTTTTGTTTGAATCTTAGTTTTATATGATGATAACTTCTTTATAGTATTACTTGAACTAATATATCGTTCAACCTCCTTCTCCTTACTAGAGACTTGAGTGATGAGATTCTCAATACGTTTTTGATAGTTGGAAGATTCTTCTTCACATGTAGCAATACTCTGTTGTTTTTTCCTAATGTCATTTTCACCTTCCTCCTCTATGGAACGAATAAATTGTTTTTGCATTACTATTTTATCTCCAACCGATTCTTTCTTTAGCTCCAGCACCTTCAGATTGTCCCTAGATGCCTTTATTTTCTCCTTTAGGATATCAGACATGCTAGAGAAGACTCTGATATCTAAAAGGTCTTCAATGACTTCTCTGCGATGAGGAGCAGATAGTTGCATGAAAGGAACAAAAGAGGCACTCCCAAGAATAACAATTTGAGTAAAGCTTTTGTAGTTGAGTTTGAGTATTTGTGTTTCCAAAGACTTCTGTTGATCGTTTGCAGAACAGTCTTCATTGAGTTTTTTTCCATCTTTGTATATCTCAAATATATTTGGTTTGATACCTCTGAGTACTTTGTATTCAGTTTTGTTGATGTTAAATTCTATCTCTACCTTAGTATCTTTCTCGTTGACAGAGTTTACTAGTTGACCCTTGTTTACTTTTCTAAAGGGTTTACCGAACAATGAGAACGTAAGTGCATCTAAGACTGTACTCTTGCCAGCACCATTGGCACCAACAATTAAAGTATCTTTATTTTTGTTGAGTGATATTGTTGTAAAGTAGTTCCCTGATGATAAAAAGTTTTTATAACGAATGGTTTTGAATTCAATCATTTATTATCAGGTGGCGGTGGAACAACGATGTCATCAGAACTTATGACAGTATACCTCGTTCCTGTCCTTTCGCAAGCTCCAATTGCTACATTATCTTTGACTTCAATCACATCCATCGCAGGATCTCCTTGATCTTCTAGCATCAAAGCATATCTTTCAGCATCAGATTTCTCTTGAAATAAAAAAACTACCTTCTCCCCATAAGGGTTGAGCACAGCATAAGCACCCTCATCTTTCATTCCTTTAACAGTAATGATGTGCATCATGTTACCTCACATGCTTGTTGATAGATTTCTTTTATCAGACCCTTTATTTTACTTTTATTTAGATTTGTTTCAAGATCATCCACATACTTATCCAGTAGAGTCATAGTGTCTTCTGTCTGTTCAACTATCTCTCCACCAAAAATAAGATCATCTGTTCTCTCAATCACTTTTACATCAACAGGGTTTGCTTTGAATAAAGCATCCATAAACATATCATATTCTTTCTCACTACTTTTTTGTCTAACAATGACCTTTACTATCTTACCATTATACTCAGAGAACTTGAACAACTGTCTAGGTGTATCATTATAATTGATAATTTTATAGAGTGCGTTTGGATTATTGATAGTCTTCAACTTCAATGTCTCTGTATCGTAGATATGAAATCCTCTTTTATCATTTACATCATTCCAGAACATCTCATAAGGATTGCCAAGATAATATATCTTACCATTATTAGATCTAGTATGATAGTGACCAGAGAATACTTGCTTGAACTTATTATAACAATCAAAGTCTGCACCATGCTCCATAGTATGACCATGAGTAGCAACAAATCCATTCAACTCTAGGTGACCCATAGCAACCTTTGCTTTGGATTCTTTGATCATCTTATATGTTTTAGCAGAGTTCTCTTGGTTTATCCAAGGAATGAATAGTATAGGTAAACCTCCTACTTCTAGTTCCTCACATTCAGAAAGTATGGTAATATTATCGTACTCTCGTAGTAATAAATCAATGGTATTGATCTCATTTGTATTCTTATAGTAAGCGGTATGGTTTCCCACAATACTAATAACAGACACCTTATTGCTGGCAAGACGAGAAAAATAATTTCTTTTCGCCCACTCCAAAGAATAGAGATCAACACCTTTACGGTTGTCAAAAGTGTCTCCAAGATCGAGAACAGTTGTGATCCCCATCTTCTCAATCGTTGGAAAGAAGACTTCATCATAGAACTTTTGAAAATACTCCAGATATAACTTTGAACCCTTCTTGAATCCAAAGTGCTGATCTGTTATGATCGCTACTTGCATATAATTTCTTCAAGACCAAACACATTGAATAGTTCACACTTTGCTTTTAGAACATTGACATCAGCATCGCCATTTACCTGACGATCAATCAAAGTTACAATACGAGTGACCTCATACCCTGCTTCTCTTAGTGCATCTACTGCCTTGATAGCAGATGATGCTGTTGTAGTTACATCTTCTAATACAGTTACCTTAGATCCTTCTGGTAATTCTGGTCCTTCTACTTGTTGTCCTGTACCATGATCCTTTGCCTCCTTACGAACGATAAGACCATCTATCTTACCTTTCATAGCAACACCAGCAACTAGAGGATCAGCACCTAATGTAAGACCACCTACTGCTACAGCATCTTCATCAATAAGATCTAACATCAATGAGGATGCTAACTTCAATCCCCAACCATTCAAAGTAACTGGTTTGCAATTGACATAGTGCTCACTCTTTCTACCTGAAGACAGAGTAAAATCACCTTTACGATATGCTTTCTGCTGCAAGAGTTTTATAAGTTCTCTTCGCTTCTGATCTTTGTTTAGATGAGTCATCTGTTGAACCTATACTGTATAGCATCTTTGATTGAATTGTACTCAGCAGACTTGCCATCTTCGTCTGCGACGAAAACTTCGTCAAACCCAGACTTCTCTATTATCTTTTGTCTTATCTCTAATTGCTTCTTCTCTTTCTGTATCCTACGTAAGAAAGCATAGTGTATAATCTGAGTGAAATATGCAAATGGATTCTTTGACTTCTCAGGATTGAAGTTGTTAATATATTGAACACAGTTCTCTATACCATCACATATCATATCCTCCTTAAACATATAGTTTACGAAGTTCGGCTTGTAACTAAGGTGTGTAGCGATCTTTAGGAAACATTCACCAAGGTAATTTGTTATCCGAGGTTTTGCTTCACCTCTCGCTTCTGCCAATGCAATAGAATCCTTGTAGGCAATTATTGCAGCAAGAAACTCTTTGTTATTTACATAGTGCTCTGATCTTTTTCGTGTCATTATACACTTGTTTGTATGAGATAATTATAGCACAGCTTGACAGACTTGTCTAATTGATGTACACTAACCGTGTGGCGGTTCAGGGGGAGCTTCAGGTTCTTTAGATTCTTTAGAAGCATCTGGACCTTCATAGAGTTTATCTAAGATACTTCTGGATTTTTTTACAGAATTTATATATCCCATATCAGAACTTAGTTCAGGATGCTGACGTTTGAATCCATGTTGAATAACATCAGCATAAGTTTCTAATACCATTTTATCTTTTATTTCAGATATAGTAATTATTTTTTCTAATCCTATTACAAAGGTATCATCATCAGTCATTTTCATCCAAGGTTCAAACTTGTACCCCATAGGTACATTCGCTCCGTAGGAGCGAACCTCATGGCAGATCAAAGGATTATCTACTACAACCTTTTCTTCAGGTGATGAATAATCTACAATAACTTTACCCAGTATCTCCTCACCACTAACTAACTTGATAGCTGCTAGAAACTCCTCAATAGGATCTTCTGGATTATGTTCAGACTTTGATCTGAATGATTTCATAATTAAATTTCTCCTCGTTATAGTATTTGATGCGTTCGATAAGATGGTTCAAAGTATAATTTTGTTTAGAACCTTTCTTAGTGTCATCAGCAACATCATATAAGGTAGCGTTTACTTTCCCAACGCCTTTTCTAAGGACTCTACCGATGGATTGGAGAGTACGGATTCTGGACTTTGAGGGACTGGCGAAGATGATGTTGTGCAACCGCTTAATGTTAATCCCAGTACTAAAAGTACCGTAGCTAGCGATGATAATTGCAT